CCTGTCCATACATCATGATTCCCTGCTATTAGATACATCCACGGCACTGAATTAATAAAATGTTCTGTTAATCGCCATGATTCTTTAGCTGACATTGATTGCTGTCCATATAAGAATGAGAGTCTTCCTATCCAGTTATTCTGTACATCTCCAAGATTACCTGCAAACATTCCTTCTGTTTTATTAATCAGATTGCATAGCTTGTATATACTTGCTATATCAGTACCATCATCATCAACATGAGGATCGCCAAAATGACATATACCTATTGGGCCATCGATCTCTATGTTAATTGTTATTAACTGCTTGCCTTTTTTTGATTTATGCTTTACCTCGTATTTTCTTTCCCGTTCTTCAATTAATGCATCTATAGGTATATGCTCCGGGTCTAGATTTTCTACAGAGAACAGTGATTCCTCTTTTATATGTGGAGCTATTGTTTTTCTACCGCATGCGTTGCAGTACCACCTTTGTCTTTTTTTACCCCCTTTCCAATATTGCCATCCATCTTTTCTTAGTGAAATGGCTTTACAATGAGGGCATACTATGCCATTGCCATCCGCATCTCTTATATACATATGTTAATTTCTCCCCTAATCTTCTTTAGCGGCAGATAACTCTTTTCTCTCAGCTCCTTCGAGTTCGCCCGCAGAAAACCCTTGAAATACACCAAGTAAACCCATTTCTCTCTGCTTTACAATATTACCTGTTGTTCCTACAATCTTACCTAGCTCTTTTGTAGACTGCAGTATTATATTATCGTCATCACTAAAATCTGCAAGATGCTTTAACTTACTGAGAACATATTCGTGGTCTATGCCCTTTTCTTTTGCTACATCTAGCACTGATTTCTCTATCTCTTTCATAACTCTCTCCTGCTTTAAAAGAACAGTTGCTTTTTTTCTTGCTTTTTGGTCGGACATTTCTTTATAAGCATTTTTATATGCCTCGACAGCTCCTAAACCTACGACTACATTAGTAGCAAATTCTTTTTCTTTTTTAGTAATTTTAGTTCTTTCTTTAACTCTTTTGTTAGTGTCTTTTAGAGTTTTACTGAAAGTGTATCTATTTGAGTGTGAGCTAAAGTCTGTATCCATCTTTATATTAGGTCTATTTAGAAAACTCCCTACTATAGTCCTTACCCATCCTTTAGCAAACTTATAAACTTTTCTGTCATTAGGGTGGCTGATCTTCTTACTGACTTTCAACAACTGCACTATGCGGCCATCGTCACTGTACACCCAATCACCTTCATCCGAATCCCGCCAATCCGGCCTGACTACCGTATTAGGATATGTCTCTCTAAACTCATCTATGTCTTCATAGACACAGTGAGTTATCCCTTTAATTTCCCTTTGTTCCAACTAAAGCCTTCATGCTCTCTATACGCAACTCGTGTATTTGAGCAATTAAGTTATCAATGAGATCATTTACTTCGTGAGGGATCATGTATATTTCATCATCTATCTGCAAAGGTTCTAATTTTCTAGACAAACTTCTAAGCACAAACTCCTGAGCCTCTTCAGGCAAGAGCTCTAATTCTTTTATCGACTTACTCAACTATAGACCTAAACGGTTTTCAACTTTTTCCAATCTTTTACTTAATGAATTTACTAGGGCTATTAGAGATTTAATAGCTTCATTGTTATGATTAGATAACTGCTGAACAACCTTAAGTCCACTGTCTTTTTTCTTTTTATTTGGGTCTATCATTTCTTACACATTATTCTCTTCTTCTCCCTCCCAACCACCCTTTAATTTAAGTGATAAACCTAATTCGACCAAGTTGTAATTACTAAAAAAATTACAGGATTTTGATATACAGACAAAGTCAGCCCGGAAACCTTTTAATGGATTTATGAGAATCCCATTTTTAGTTAACCATAAAATAAGGAGTAGGTTATGAGAGTAATCAACGTAACAGTACCAGTAAAGACCGACGATCAGGAGAAGATCGTACCCATCGAAGCCAAAGTAAGTGATGGCACGATAGATCACGAGGGTAAGGCATACCATGTAGTAAAGCACGCAGGCAGTGGGTTTCAGTACCTGGCAACCCCTTCCACAGTCGATTCCCTTGAAGATGACGAGCTGGTCACTCAGATGGATCAGTTGGCAACCGAAGAGGGCATGTAACCTTCAGAGATTGGGGGCCTTCGGGCCCTCTTTCTCGCTTTTTTCCTTTATTACTATATATATACTTACATATTTATACTACTATTACATATAGATACACACCCGACTTGGGCATTAACTTATACAATGGGTAAGTGGTTGTTGGTTGCATTATAAAGTGAACGTCATGTCACACTACACACAGCTATACCAGCAGCCGCTTACTCTTCCAAAAGATTTAAATAGTTAAAAGGAGTAACTAATGGCTACACAAACTTATCCTGCTATATTGGTAGAGTTATATGAACGGACTGCTAGATTTAATGGAAGAGGTAAACTACTACACAGTTTCAATTGCACTAGAATAGGTGAGATGGAGAATGGTGTAGCTAAAGCATTTTATGTTGATAACTATGAATCATTTCATGGTGAAAGACCTATTTTACATAAAGGTCATCCCGATATACATTTCAATTACAGAAGATATGATGTGCATATGGAGTCAATAACACTTCAGCATACATACGGTATTTAATAATTCGGGGGCAGTCTCAATAGTACTCCGCAAGTGCTAACACAGCTCCTTTCTCATGTGATAAAAGGCTGCCCTCTCATACTTGAACCATAATAACCATAAAAGGAGAAACACACATGAAACGTAAACTAAATAAAAGTGAACGGGTGATTATAATGATAGCGGTGAATACAATAGTATCAATGCTTGCGAAGATACATGGCAGAATAAGAGATACAGGCTGTTGTGAAATAGCCAGTGATGAAGAGTTAGATAATCTTCAAAGTAATGCTACAACAATGTCAGCTCTTATTGCGACAAGGATAGGTATTAAACCTAAAGAACTGATACAGTCTGTGATGTTAGCTAATGATTACTTATCAGATAGTAGTGATAATGATGACGATGATGATATGACGACACCACCAGACTTCAAAGATATGGATATAATAACACCTAACTAATCGAGGTATAACTATGAGTGAAGAGAAAGAATATAACTTCAAAGAATATAAAGCTGGAGTTGTTAGTAAAGTACTCAGTCAATATGGTGACTTAGAGACAGCGGTGTTTCATATGGAATCTCGCATAGCTGACTTAGAGGTACAGATAAAGTATATGCATGATACTGATGAGTTTGCTAAAACTGTGAGTGCTGTAGATAATCTTATTGAGTCATTAAAGTGGAATATAGCCTCAATGAGGTGGCTTGGTGGTGATAAGCATGAAAGAATATATATTACAGTGATTAAAACATTGTATTGGCTTAAAGGTGAAGACCCTCCACTAGCAATGGAGGTGCCTGAGCATTATGAGTCAGATGAAAGAAGCCACGCAGCTCAAATATCATCTAAATCAGACAACCAGCTTGTTAAAAATGAATACATGATCTTAACAGACGAACTAAGAAATGGAGTAGTATAATGGATAAACCAATATTTTGCGGACAAGAGCCATCATTCATGGGTGGTGCATTTGACAGTGAAGAGGAATACCTCAGTAGGACTACACAAGCTCAAAGGTTAGCAGGTAAGCCTGTGAATAATAATGAAGATCACTTCCCTATATACTTTGATGGAGCACTTGAGATGATAATGGGCTTCGATATAGTATCATTTGTAGATGGTATAATGCCTGAAGTTAAATATGGCGATAGAATAGAATGTTTTGCAATTGCTCCAGATGATAAGAAATATGATGCAGTAGTCCATGTAGGAAGATATAAGTCTAACAAGAAATTATATTGTTTAATTAGACTGAAAAGTGATTACTTACTTAATGTAGAGTATGAAGGTGGATCAGTTGAATTTAAATATAAATGTGAAGGTTGGGATGTAGATGCTAACGAAGATGGTCAGTTCTTAGTACCATGTGAACATGAAGAGTGCAGAAAGAAAAAAGAAAAGACTAAACAGAGCAAACACATTAGACAGTCTATTATTTCTTGTATAGGTTACAGAGGGGAGGAGTGATGTCTATAACAACTACAGAATTTCTAGGAGCTTGTGTAATAATAGTATTATACGCCACATTTGCTGTAGCAATATCATTTATACTAAAAGATGTATTCGCAAATCGCAGAAAGGAGAAATAATATGACATACTCAGAACAATACCCACCTAAAAGTGGTATAGAGAACAAAATAGTATTATTATTAGGCATGAAAGGTTATAACAAAGATGATATCCATTTTAAAACCAGCCTTGATGATGTTAGGTATCTAAGAATAGGATACTGGGACTTCATAGAAAGAAATGATTTCGATTACATACAAATACATTGCGGTACAACAATTGATGAAATATCATGGTATGATGATGACTGTGGATGGCAGTTTGCATATGATTTAACAAATAGTGAAGGAGACAATAATGTTAAATAAAAAAACTAATAAAGAACTAGCAAGGGAGCTTGGTTGCACACCGAGACAGGTTAGTAAATCACGAAAACGAGGTTATATACTCTTAAATGGTAAGAAGAAGAAGTATAAAGCGCCACTAGCTGTACAATTCTATATTCTTAAAAACAAAAGAGTATACTCATAAACATACTAAGGAGTAAGTTATGATTAAAGAACTTAAGATGAACCGCAAACAGAAATCTCTTACAGATGGAGATGATGTAATCATGGTTCCTGTGTTCAAAACTGACAATTATGATAAGTTCCTGCTTATTGAAAGCAACAGACTTATTAAACCGGGGAAAATCTCAAGGATGAAAGAAGTCATTGAGCGCAAAGACCTTACTAATGAGAATGAGATTAAAGTATTAGTCTCTGAAGATGGTAAGACTTTGATAGTAATAGAAGGCCAACACAGGTTTATAACCTGTATGGAACTGGGACTGCCAATATATTATAGATTCTCTGATATGGAGATTGATGATATAGGCATGGTTAACTCAGTTCAGGATAAATGGTCATTGTATGACTCACTGCATCACTACTGTGAAAGAGGAATACAAGACTATTCCATACTGCATGGCTTTAAAAAGCAATATCAGTATCCTATCTCTACACTTATTAATGTGTTAGCAGGAAGGAATGATAAAACAATGCTTGAAGAGTTTCGCAGAGGTGAGTTCAAAATAACTCAAGGATTGGAGATTGTACATGATTTGCTGGGTAAAATACAGCAATTTAAACAATACAATGACAAAATATATCGTCATAGAACATTCCTGAGAGTCTATATGGACTTAATGACACACCCAGAGTTTGAACATGAAAAGATGATGCAGAAAGTAGAACAAGTACCAATGAAGTTCATCTACTGTACAAGAGTCAATGACTATCTGCGCATGATAGAGGATGTGTACAACTGGAACAACCGTAACCCTATTAAACTATATTAATAGAAACTGGAAAGCAGGCTGGGTATATTCCAGCCTGTTTTCTATAACTATAGGAGTTCAAAATGGTAAAATGGACATGTTGTGGATGTGGAGATGAATATACTGAACAATCAGGAGATACAGATGAGCGTATGTGCGATGAATGCTTAAATCATGAAAATGACTACGGGCCTCCATATTCTATGGCAAACCCGACTGGAGTCAAACAAATAAGAAATGATAAAACTAAACTTATTAAGTTAATTAAAAAGCTAGGATGGGACTATTATAGACTGTCATCATCTGGCAAAGAAACATATGACAAAATAACAGATATATTGGAGAAAGGATAAATAATGGATAAAACATTTCAGGCAATAAACAATATAGCTGAAAGCTTGAGTAAATCATCTGATTACAGTTCAGTTGGAAGGCAAATTGGTAATCTAACACAAACAATACGACACAGTTTCATAAATGACTATGATAAAGGCGTTGTAGATGCAATATTTGAGGTGAACTATTCATTAAATAATATAGCAGACGCTTTAAATAATATAGCAAATGCAATCGCAGATACTAAGGAGAAATAAATATGTTTAAACATTATTGGGAGTCTATGTTAGAAAATACAGCTCCATTCATGTTGGCATGGGAAGCTTATGTATTCTTTATGTTATGTTTCTTCATAAGTATAGTAATTAGACTTAACAGAATAGAAAACAAAATAATCAAACTAGTCGAAGAGTATTCAGACCTCTTAGACTATATATATGAAGAGGAGGAAAGAAAATGATATGCATAATATGTAGCAATAAAATAACATCTGATCTAGACGGTTGGGGAGGTGGTCATAACCCTTGGCCAGTAAATCCTAAAGGAAGATGTTGTGGTAAATGCAACGAAGAGAAGGTCGTGCCGCTTCGGATGGCTCGATATTATAAACATATAGACCAAAAAACGAAGAAAAATAGAACAAATAAGGAGAAAAACTAATGGGGTTCGATGTATATGGCTTAAAGCCTGAAACAGATGTGATTCCAGATCAACCGAACTGGGGTCAGGGTAAATATGATGAAGAAGAGTCTAAAGCATATTTTGCTTGGCAGATGAACACTCCCGGAGCATATTTTAGAAATAATGTATGGTGGTGGAGACCTCTATGGAACTATGTTTCCTTCATGTGTGATGATATACTGACTGATAAAGATATGACAGAAGGTGAAATGAATAATGGGCATAGGATATCTAAAACAAAAGCAAAGAGAATGGCAGCAAGAATCAGAAAGTTAGACAGAGAAGGTCATATCAGAAGATATGCATCTGATAGAGAAAAAACACTAGATGATCTAGATTCTGAAAAATGTAGTCACTGTGATGGGAAAGGTATACGCAATGATGAGTTCGTTAAAGGTAAATGCAATGGATGTGATGGAAAAGGCGAAATAAAGCCTTGGATTGCAGAATACCCATTTAGTGTAAAGAATGTAAGAGATTTCGCACAATTCTGTGAAAAGAGTGGTGGTTTTGAAATTTGTTAAACTTAGGCTATGGTGGCACGTGCATGATGCGCATGACGCATCGTTGTAACTATCCATAGCCTATGATTGGGGGCAAAAATGCATTTAGAAAGAATAGAGGTTAACTATGCCTCAAATGAATAGGCCGAGGTGGATGCAGCCTCGCCCCCAAACTATTAGTTATTGATCGTAAACTCAGATATTGTTAAATTTAGACAATTTAAAAGGGGGATAAAATGAACATAGAATCTATCTATTGTGAGTATCTTAAAGAAATAAATTTGAAGAGAGAGCGTGATAAAAATGTATTTCACGCATCATCAGCAGGTAGCTGTTATAGGAAACAACTATATTCTTATTTCGATTTTCCAAAAGAAGAATTGGATAAAAAGTCGCTCAAAGTTTTAAGGTTAGGCACTGTAGTACACAAAGATGTAGAAGAAGCTATAACTAAGTACCAAGACGCTAATCCAGACAATGATATATATATTGAAGAGAAAGTTAAAATTCCAGAGTTAAATGTAACAGGAACCTTCGATTATGGTGAATTTAAAACTAGCAGAGAAGGAAAGAGTACCTTCAATTTATATGATTTAAAAACAGCAGCGGCTTATAAGTGGTCTACTATGTTCGGAAATAAAGAGAATAGAAAAATAAATTCTGCTAATAATTATAAGTTACAGTTAGCAACATATGCACTAGCGGTCAAAGAGAGGTTTGACCCAGATTACTTAGCAATGTATTTAGTATTCTATAATAAAAATACAAGCATGATGAGAGAAAGGCTTGTAATGAACCCTTGGATGGATAAAGCTCTCGAATATTGGGTAGATTTAAATACATGGTTAGACGATGTTGGTGAAAAGTATTTTGAAGAAGAGCTAATACCTGAATTAACAGAAGGAGTTCCATTTGAAAATTGGGAGTGTGGATATTGTTCATATAGTGAAATTTGTCCGAGTCAAATAAAAAAACGTAAATAAAAAGGAAAATACTATGGGGGAATGGTTAGCAACAAATATCCTATTGCCATTAATGTATCTGTTAATAGATGCAATGATGATATTAGGAATGTTATTATTTATTTTAGCAACTATAGACACAATAAAAGAAAAGATAAGGAGAGATAATGGATAATAAATCAGTGGTTATAGCTGACAAAGAAATGTTAGCTGCGACAGACACAATAAGAGAAGCTATAACTCTTAAACATAAGAAAGTGTCTTACATGTCAACACCCAAGCCCTTTGTGAAAAAGAAGATGGGTATGGACTATGTAGAGTTTTCATATATGCGAGAAATAGCAGACAAAGAGTTTCCTGGTTGGTCATGGACAATAGAGAAAACTGAGAACTTAGGAAGTGAAGCTTATGTAATACATGGTCGACTA